GGCTAGCCACCGTAACAGCCGATAGCAGCCTTGCACCCTGAGTCCGGTGTGAGAAGTGCCCCACGGGGTATGCTGACAGTGACTTACGTTTAATGTTACCATTAATAAGGCATCATCCCGGACGCAGGCCGAGATGGTGACCTTCAAAGACCAAAATCCTGCATACACTTATACCGTTGATTCCCAAATGGACGACACCTTCATGGCGCACCACAATAATGATGCGTATTTAGGTAATTTCTTTGGCCGTCCTATTAAGATCAAGGAGTATCAGTGGAGCACGTCGACAACTTTGTTCGACGAGTTCAACCCCTGGGCCTTGTACTTTCAAAATCCTAGAGTGAATGACCGTATTGCCAATTTCAAAAACTTGCAGTGCAAATTGCACGTGAAGTTCGTGATCAATGGCAACGGTTTTCACTATGGGAGGTTGATTGCGGCTTATCTGCCCCTAGAATCGTTTACCGAATTTATTCCAGCTCGTTCTGGATTTTCGGCAGACGTTGTAGGGTTGTCGCAGAAACCGCATGTGTACTTGGACCCAACCACCAACTCCGGAGGGGAGTTGGTGTTACCGTTCTTCTGGATGCATAACAGTCTTTCCATCCCCGATGAGGAGTATAACCTCATGGGGCGGATCGACATTGCTACTTTGCAACAGCTTAAGCATGCCAATGGAGCCACAGATACAGTTAATATTTCTGTGTTTGCTTGGGCCGAGGATGTGGCACTATCTGTGCCAACAAACGTTGGTCCTGGGCAGATCGCTCCTGGTAGGTTTGATGTGGAACCCCACGCTGGTGATGAGTATGGGGAAGGAATTATTTCCAAACCCGCTTCGACCGTCGCTAGAGTTGCTGGGAAGTTGAAGGACGTCCCTGGTATTGGCAAGTATGCGAGAGCAACCGAAATTGGTGCGCAAGCTATCGGGGGTGCCGCAAGCGCCCTCGGCTTTTGCAAACCAAATGTGGTTGAGCCCACGTTACCCTATCGCCCAAGCGTGATGGGGAACATGGCCAATACCAATGTTTCCGACAACACTACCAAGTTGTCGGTTGATGCCAAACAAGAGTTGACCATTGATCCACGAACTGTGGGGCTGGGAGGAGACGATGAGATGTCTATCAAGTCTATTGCGACTAGAGAGTCTTTCTTGACGTCTTTCTCGTGGCCAACGTCAGCTGTTGGGGAAACCGGACTCTGGTTCTCCGCAGTGACGCCCACGTTGTGGAACTTTGTGTCAGGTACCTTTCCACAGCCCGAATTACATATGACGGCATGTGGATATGCAGCGATGCCATTCAATGAGTGGAGAGGTACCATGAAGTTCCGGTTCCAAGTGGTTTCTTCAAACTTCCACAAGGGGAGG